ACGAGAATGGTGCGTATGCCTGTCCAGTGGATGCCCACTCGAGCAGGTACGACGGGCCCAGGTACCGAGACCAGGCGACGGGCCTCACGGTAGGAGCATGCACACAGTGCCAACGGTGCTACCTCGAGGACCAGGCTCCAGACATCATCTTCAAGACTTAGACCACCTCGAGGACGACGGGCCCAGCTCGGGGCAGCTGGGCCCGTCTCTCTCGTTTTCGACCTAATCGAGGGCCCGCAGCTGCCACCATTCGCTCGAAAATGGGAAAACCTGGACCTGGGGCCCGTCGAAAATTCACGGCACGGCTCGAGGTCGACCAGGAAGCTCGGGGCCTCGAGACCGACCAGCTGCTCGAGGTCGAGGTGCACCAGCTGCTCGAGGTCCAGGTCGACGGCCGCAGTGGGGAGACGAACCGCACCAGGTACTGGGTACCCACCGCCCGCTCGAGTCCGCCACCAGGAGCTCGAGCACGGGCCCAGGATCCCGCCACCTGGAGCTCGGGCCCGCATCCTCACCCACCCATCTATGCGGGGCCGCAGATGGGCCGTATAGGCGGCTCGAGGGCCTCGAGGAGCTCAGCTGGCCCAGGCCCGAGAAGCTCGGGGCGGGCCAGGTCGCCCAGGTCGACGTCGACCAGCTCCTGGGCGATCACGGGCGGAATAGAAATAGGTGTGAATTCGGCAGGTCGGGGGCCCTACGGGCCCACCCCCCTCACACTCCCTCTAATATTATTAGACGAGGGGCGGTGCGTGAGTACATTTAGGGTTCGGGGTGGGCGGACACGGGTATTCTGGTCGTACCTGGGCAGGGCTGTCTGATATGACGGGTTACTGTTACCGTGTGTGGGCGATTCCTAAAGGGAATCGCCCACACCGTTACCGTATAGACGTAGTGTCCCACTTTATTTGCCTGGGACACGGTGCTCTCAAGGGTGGAGGTGTCGTATGGCGCAGAACGGTGGCGGAAAAGGATGGAAGACCGACCCGAAGTCGGGTGAGAAGGCGATGCCTGACAGGTGGGCGACGTTTCTCGACTGGCTGCTGCTGGGTTTGGATCGTTCTCCTGCTACTCAGAAAGAGTGGGCGGCAGAAAACGACGTTCACGAGGATTCGCTTCGACGGTGGAAACGGGATGCACGGTTCGTTCGGGAATGGGACCGGCGGGCGGCCGAACTGAATGTTCATCCTGAGCGGACTCAGCGGGTTATCGATTCTCTTTTCGCTCAGGCGTCTCAGGGTGACGTGAAGGCCGCTTCGTTGTATTTGCAGTATGTGGAGAAGTTCACTCCGAAGCGTCGTCTGGTCGTTGACGATGAGCGGGATGCTTTGGGTTTGTCAGACGCCGAGTTGGCCGACGAGTTGGAGGCTTTGGTGGCTGAGTTTCGTCCTAAGGAGGTTTTTGGTGGTGTGGCCGAAGGTGACGGAGAGGGTGATGTTGGGTCCGTTGTTTGATGATGATTTGGAGTGGCGTGAGGAGGCGTTCGGTGAGCGACCTGTGTTGGGCCCGTGGGGTGACCCGTTCCATGACGATGAGCTGCTAGAGTGCGGGTTGGAGGATCCTGAGACTTGCGAGTCTTGTGAGTGAACGCTGGGAGGCTTTGTGGACATTTACGAATGGGTGAACTATGGGATGGAGCAGGGGTTCTGCACTGACGTGTTGTGTAACACCCATGACGGGTTGCCGTCCACGAAAGAGGAGTGGGCGGAGTGGGAGGAGGGCGGTGATCCGTGTGTGCCTGCGTTGAGGATTTGGCGCGACGACGATGAGCCGTCTCGGTGAGCTGCGGCAGGAAGCGGAGTGGCGTAGATGCGTTCGGGACGAGAAGTATTTTCTAGAGCGTTATTGGCACATCGCGCATCCGTCGGATGGGCGTATCTTGTTTCCGTTGCGAGATTCGCAGTCGACGGCTTTGTCCCATTGGGGTGCGAACCGTTACAGCCTGACCTTGAAGGCGCGACAGATTGGGTGGTCGACTCTTGTGGCGGCGCATCAGTTTTGGCTCGCGTTTTTTCACTCGGATCAGAACATTATCGACTTGTCGAGGACGGAGCGGGAGGCGGTTCTTCTGTTGAGGAAAACGAAGTACGGGGCGTCGCATCTTCCGATGTGGATGGTGGAGCGGGGTCCGAAGTCGATGGTGGAACATCAGCAGAGGATGGTCTTTCAAAATGGTTCTCAGATTACGTCAATGCCATCTGCGTCCGACCCAGCGAGGGGCGAGTCCGCCACTCTGATTGTTGTTGATGAGTGGGCGTTCCTTCCGAACCCTGAGGAGGCGTGGGCATCCATTGAGCCTGTCGCCGATATTGGTGGTCGCATTATCGGTCTTAGTACCGCTAATGGTTCTGGTAACTTTTTTCACAGTTTGTGGGTGGGTTCGACAACTGGTAACAACAAGTTCGCGTCGATGTTTTTTCCCTGGTCGGCGGTCGAGGATCGCGGCGAGTCGTGGTACGCGGACAAGAAGCAGTCGATGTTGCCTTGGCAGCTCGCCCAGGAGTATCCCACCACGCCTGAGGAGGCGTTCGTGAAGTCGGGGAACCCTGTGTTCGATTTGGATATGCTCGCTGAGATGGGCCGTATGGTGCGCCGCGGTGAGCAGGGGTGGTTGCATCGGGTGTCGGCGAGGGCCGTGGAGTTCAGGGTATGAGTTTGGAGGTGTGGTGCCATCCGCACGCTCAGCACGGGTATGTACTGGGGGTGGATACCGCTGAGGGTTTGGGGCACGGCGACTATTCGTGCGTGCAGGTGTTGGATTTGACGACGGGTGAGCAGGCCGCTGTGTGGCATGGGCATATTCCCCCTGACGAGTTCGCTGAGGAGATCCTTTCGATCGGGTTTTGGTATCGGGACGCGTTGTGTTGCGTCGAGTCGAACAATCATGGTTTGACGACGTTGACGGTGTTGCGCCAGTTGGGGTATCCGAACCTGTTTCGTAAACGCACGTTGAATAAGACGACGAACAGGATCACTCAGGAGTTCGGGTGGCGTACCACACGCACGTCGAAGCCGTTGCTGATCGACGATTTGTCGTCGGCGTTGCGGGCTGGCGAGTTGACGTTGTTCGATGAGAGCACGTTGGCGGAGCTGCGGACGTTTGTGCGTAACGACAGGGGTTCGATGGCTGGGTCTCCGTTTGATGATAGGGTTATCGCGTTGGCTTTGGCGAACGAGATGCGTAAGTACGCGTATGCTCCTGAGTTCGTGCAGAAGGTCGACGATTATTGGACGGTTGACTGGTTTCGACGGTTAGCGGAGCGGGAACCGTCTGACGGGTCGGAGTTGCAGATCGGTGTCCATTCGGTGCGTGGGACAGGGTACCCTGGTTTATAGGCATGCCTAGATAGAGGAGTGGCTGTATGGCTAAAAACTTCGTTTCGTTCACCAGCGGCACTGAGACTGTTGATGGGGCGAAAGGGAAGAACAACAAGATGGAGCGCGGGTCTTCCGTGTCGGCGAACCCGATATGGGAACCTGGTGGTCCCAGTTCGCCCAAGCAGCGTTTGAGCGACCCGAAGTACGCCAATCAGACTGGCGGTTACGGGGAGAACAGTGTGCGTGACACGCCGTTCAACCAGCACGGTGTGGCGGGCAAAGTGGAGCCTGCGAAACCGCAGCCTGACCTGCGCGGCCATAACGCCCGCTGAGGCGTCCCTCGTGGCGGTTCTCGCCCCTGACGCGTGTTTCAGCGAGTTCTGCGAGTACGTTCGCGGCATCCGTGACGACGTCCACGACGACGAGTTGGAAGACTTGTGGGAGTGGCGTCAGAAGTTGCTGACCGTGAAGGTCGACACTAAGAGCGGTTGGCGGTCGCGCACGTTGGCTCCCGACGAGCAGCATCTGTCGAAACGTGAGGTCGACGAGAAACGGTTCGCTGAGGCGAAGTCTCAGGGCCGTAATGTTGAGAGGCTTCCCGAGAAGGCGATGTTCTGATGCCGCGTTTGTCTCGAGCTGAGCTGCATAGCCGCTACCAGGAGTACCTGGATTATGCGCGCCGTTGGCGCGAGGACGAAGGGTACGATCAGACGTGGCGGCGGATGGTTGACCTTTACAGAGGTAAGCATTGGCCGATGACGACGTTGGCGCGTCGTGATCTGATCTCTGTGAATCTGGCGTTTTCGACGATCAACGTGATCGCGCCGTCAGTGTCGGTGAACCATCCGAAGATCGTGGTTCGTGCCAATAATCCCGCGGAGCAGGGGCAGGCTGCGTTTATCGAGTCGATCGTCAACTACATGTGGCGGCATCACGATTACCGTAAGCCTTTCAGGCGCGCGGTGAAAGATTTCCTGATCGTCGGGCACGGCTGGGTGAAGGTCGGTTGGCGGTTCGTGGAGCAGGAGCGGATGCTGTCGGAGGAGGAGCGGCAGTTCATGTTCGACGAGGCGGTTGTCGAGGCGAACGTGTTCGCTTCGGAGGCGCCTGGGATGGCAGCAGAGTTGCCGTCTAATAGTGATATTGCTTCGGGTGTCCCTGAGACGGGGATGACGGTCGTGGAGGATCAGCCGTTCGTGGAGCGGATCAGCCCGTTCGACATGTTCGTGGACCCTGAGGCAACCTGTTTGGATGACATGAACTGGATCGCTCAGCGTGTGATACGCCCATTGGAGGAGGCGCAACGCGACAAGCGGTACAAGGCGGGCGTGAGGAAGCGTCTGACAGCTGACGCTGGTGTCAACCCGATGTATTCGGATTCTTTCCGCGAACGTCGAGCGTGGTCTGACCCTGAGGAGCGGGTCACCATCTGGGAGTATTACGACGTGGAGGCGAACACCATGTCGGTGTTCGCCGAGAACAGCGACGAGTTCCTCATCGACCCTGTTCAGATGCCGTACGCGTACGGGCAGCCGTTCGTGATGTTACGCAACTTTGATGTTCCAGATTTCTTCTACCCGATCGGCGAGTTGGAACCGATCGAGTCGTTGCAGCTCGAGTTGGACAAAACCCGTTCGCAGCTGATGAACGACAGGAAACGGTACGCTCGCAAATACTTGTACCACGAGCGGTCTTTCGGACCTGAGGGCCGTGAGGCTCTCGAATCGGACGATGACGGCAGGCTGGTGCCTGTTGTCGACGAGAACAAGCCTCTCAGCGAGGTGGTCGTCCCGATGCCTCAAACCTCCGTTTCCCCTGAGATTTACGCGTATTCGCAGACGATCGAGGAGGACATCAACACTGTTTCGGGTGTTTCCGAGTACGCGCGGGGCGCGATGCCCGAGATTCGTCGCACCGCGACGGAAGCGTCGATTATCGCTGACGCTCAGAACGCCAGGGCGGCCGACAAGCTGGCGACCGTCGAGTTGGCTATCGGGTTCATCGGCCGTCGTGTCATACAGTTGTTGCAACAGTTTATGACGGGTGAGGCGGTCGCTCGGATCGAACTGGGCGGTTCGGACGCGGAGTTCATCGAGTACAGTCGGGAGCAGATTCTCGGCGAGTACGATTTTCAAGTGGAGGGCGGTTCGACACAGCCGTTGAACGACACGATCCGCAAACAGCAGGCAGTGTCGTTGATGAACGCGTTGGGGCCGCTGATCGGCACGGTTGTGGACCCTGCAGCTTTGGCGATGCACGTCTTAGAGCAGGGTTTCGACATTAAAGATCCTCAGAAGTTCATTATTCAGCAGACGCCGATGGCGCCCGCGGAAGCGGAGCAGCTTCCGTCTGCTGAAGGGGGGCCTTTGGCTCCCGCGCCGCCGCTCGTACCTCCCGCGGGCGGCGGTGTTTCGCTATCATCCCCCGAGATGGGGGCGTTCGCACCGACGGGCGGCATTCCGCCCGAGTTGCTGGCACAGTTGCAGAATCAGATGGGTTTAGAGCTACCCGCGCTGTGACTGGGACACCCCTCAGTACCTATTAGGAACAACCAGTCGGATTCCTCAGGAGGGGCAAGTGCCCGATAACGAAACCACGGAACCCGCTTCGGCGGACACTCTCGGAGTTTCTGGAGAAGTTTCAACAGAACCTGGAGGCGACTACATCGTCAAAGTCGACGGTGAGGAGCATCAGGTCAGCCTGTCGGAGCTTCGAGACGGATACCAGCGTCAAGCGGATTACACCCGTAAAACGCAGGAACTGGCATCCGAACGTCAGCGTTTACAACAAGCAGAGACCATCGTTTCAGCCTTGGAGGCTGATCCCGCTGGGACTCTGACAGCACTCCACAACGCGTTTGGAGTTACGGACAACGTGCCGCCTCAACAGGACAACTGGTCTTCGGGAGAGTCCTGGGATACTGAGGATGCCGATCCGACAACTCAACGGATAGCGAATTTGGAGGCTCAGCTTGCTGGTCAGGCGCGGGCGCAGAGACAACAGGCGTTAGAGAAGGAAGTCGATTCTCTTAAAGACAAGTACGGCGATTTCGATTCGCAAGAGCTGTACAACCATGCTTTGAAGAATCGGATCCCTAACCTCGAGGCCGCTTACACGCACATGCGTTTCAGTGAGGTTGCCGCTCAGGCGGAGAAACTTCAATCTGATCGTGATGTCACAGACGCTAAACGCGACGCTAATGTCGTCGAGACTGGCGGTTCCGCTCAGGCGGGGTCGGTGGTCAGCGCCAACGAAGCGGGTAAGAAACCTCAGAGTCTCAGGGAAGCCTTCGCTCTCGCCAAACAACAAGTAGGCACCTAAACCTTAGAGGGGTGAGTCGATATGGCTGGTAACAGCAACTTTGACGAGATTCTCTCCACGACGCTGAAGAATTACATTCCGAAGCTGACCGACAACATTTTCAGTGCGCGACCTTTGTTCTACGCGCTGACTAACGGTCAGACGATTCGGCGCATCAGCGGTGGAGCGACTATCGTCGTCCCGATCATTTACGGGACAAACTCGACCGCTGCTTCGTACGCGGGCACCGACACTATTTCCACGACTGCTCAGACTGGCATTTCTGCCGCCGAGTACAGCTGGAAGCAGTACGCTGCCACCGTCACGATCAGTGGCATCGAGGAAGCGAAAAACAACGGTGAAGCTCAGATCATCGACCTGCTGGAAGGCAAAATCTTCCAGACGCAGGAAACGATCATCGAGAACATGAACACCATGTTCTGGGCTGACGGCACTGGCAACAGCGGCAACGACTGGATTGGTCTGGACCTGATTGTTGGCAAGCCCAACACTTCGCTCGGCGGGATCGACCCGACTGGTTCGGGTAACTCGTTCTGGGCGTCCCATGAACGCAACCAGGGTGGCGCTCTTGACGCCGCAGGCATGGCGGTTGTGTACAACACCGTGTCGGTTGGTAACGACCAGCCGACGATCATCATCACCACGCAAACCTTGTACGAGTCGTACGAGGCTCTCCTGGTCGGTCAGATCCGTTACACGGACACTGACGTGGCCGACAAGGGCTTCCAGAACCTCTTGTTCAAGGGTGCTCCCGTCACGTTCGACGGGGCTTGCACCAGCGGGGAAATGATGTTCCTTAACACCAAGTACCTGCAACTGGTCGCTCACAGCGATGTCTGGTTCAAGCCGACACCGTTCGTGCGGCCCACCAATCAGGATGCGGTCTTCTCGCAGCTGCTCTCCTACGGGGAGCTGACCTGCAGTAACCGTGCACGCCAGGGTTACATGCACTCGGCCACCTGATAACCGATGGGACGGGCTTTCGCGGACGCGTACAAGGCTGGGCAGCGACCTTACGGTCAGCCCAGCGGCGACCATTACCGCGACTCGACTCCACGGCCTCAAACCGTGGGACCGAGCCGTAATGTCGCTCGGGTGAACCCGATCGCTCCGACGGAAACCGTCCCTGAGGTGTCAAAGTGCAGTTCGCTGACCCGCAGCGGGGATCCCTGCAAAGGGCGTCCCCCTGCGGGCAGCGACCTGTGCGTCTTTCATACGCCTAAGGAGTAGCGATGGATATTTCGACCATGCGGTCGTATATCCAATCGGTCGCTCTGATCGACTCGTCTGACATTTCGGACGACACGCTGAACCGTTTCCTCGGCGAAGGCTACGACCTGATCGTCTACAACGAGAAGCGTTGGCCGTTCTACGAGGTGTCGACCACGTTCAACACTGTGGCCGACACGAAGGACTACACGCTCGCCACGGTCGGTGCCTCTGTCGCCACTGGTCTCCGCGAGGTCGCAGCTCTGCGTACCGACAATCATGTCATCTCGTTCGTGGGGCGCGACGAGGGTGACGTCGTCTATCCGTTGGATGTGACGTCGCAGGGCGAGCCGTGGTGGTGGTCGTATTGGGCTGACACTGTCCGCTTGTATCCGACACCGACGTCAGTTACAACGATCAATGTTCGCGGCTATAAGGATCCGACAGCGTTCGGAGCTGGAGTGGCCGATGATGTAGAACCATCAGATTTGCCGTCTCCGTTCCACATGCTGATCGCCACCTACGGGTTGGCCCGTGCTTACGAGCAGCAGGAGGATCCTGGGATGGCCGCCCAGTACTACTCTCTGTTCCGAGGCGAGCTGGATAACCTGAAGGACCGTTACGTCGACATGCCCGCCCCTCAGCCGATTCTTCTCAATTCCCGCAGTGCCTCTCGTTGGCGGTCGCAGGTGATTCTCCCGAATCGGCTGCGTTATTCGTGGGAGTAGCGGATGCCTAGAGGAGCGGGAACGAGGGGAACATCCTTCAGGGTCGAATCTTTAGAAAGTTTCACGGGAGGGCTCAATCTGCGAAGCGACCAGTTCAATCTGGCGTCTGACGAATCACCCGACCTGTTGAACGTGATCGTCGACCCGCGTGGCGGCATCAAACAACGAGACGGAGTGGACCGTCTCAACACGACGGCGCTTGCAGCGGACGTGAAGGGCATCTGGGGGTTTCACACCGATTCTGGAACCGACCAGCTTCTGGTCAACCACGGGACCGCTGTCGCATACGCGACAACAGGCAACTTTACACCGATTACGGGAATGTCAGCGCGAACCGACGGTTCGAGAGTGTACGGGATGACCATGAACGACATCGCTTACGGGGTGTCGTATGACAAGCCTTCGTTCAGTTGGAACGGCAGTGCGGCCGCCGACCTGGGCACCACTTTCGACGGATCTTCAGGGAACATGCCGCAAGCCAAGTATGTGGAGTTCTGGAACAACTTCGCGTGGGTGGCACACACCTACGAATCGGCCACCGCTCACCCTTCGAGGCTGCGCTGGTCGAACCTGAACGAACCCGAAAAGTGGGGAACCGCAGCTGACGCTACTCTCGGTAAACCTACTGTTGACGACGACTACGTTGACATCGACCTGGGAGAGAACGGTGATGCGATCACGGGGCTCGCACCGTTCGGCGATCGACTCCTGGTGTTCAAGGGAAACAGCACCTACGCCGTGTTCGGATACGATTCCGACTCGTTTCAGGTGGTTCCGCAGTCACAGTCGGTGGGGATGATCCCAGACTCGACACCAGCGGTGAGCCCCAACGGTGTGTTCTTCTGGTACAAACGGGAGGGCGTATATCTGTATAACGGTCAGCAGTTCACCTGGTTGTTTCAGAAACTGAAACCAGCCATCGACGATGGGCGCATCACGTTCACGAACCCCCCGCAGCTGGCCTGGGGGCGCAACAAGCTGTATGTGAGCATCGACTGGACCGAGGACGGTGCTACCACACGCCGAACGCTGATCTACGATCCGACGCTCGGGGAGATGGGAGCCTGGGTTACGACGGACATCGACGCTGGGCCGCTGCTCGCGTACCGTCCTCCGACCGCCAGGGCGACGATCTACGCGGGGTGCGTGGCGAATACGGGCTCTGTTGTCGACTTGGAAGACGAACAGAACCGCACGTCCGACAGGTACACGGGATCAACGGAAGTTCACATCTCGTCGTATTTTGTCACCAGATGGCTTGCGGGTAAGAACCCCATCGTCAACAAGCGATGGGGTAAACCTCGGATGATTACCCTCGCTGAAGCGACAATCACGTTGCCTTGCGAGGTTTACAAGAACTATGACAAGTCGGCAGCGACCAACTCGTTCAACGTGAACATCCTCGGGAAGGTCTCAACGTCCTTGTGGGATACGGCCGAATGGGACGATTCTGACCCCGATTCGGTCGAATACGCAGAGTGGGATGCCATCTCGGCTGCGGACATAGCGGGCGTCTCTCGCCTGCCTACGCTTGGGACGGGAATGTCAGTAAGCATGAAGGTCAACGGCCCAACCACCAACAACACCTGGGAGGTGAACGCTGTGGCGTTCACATACTCGCCGAGGAGGCTTCGTTAAATGGCCGATCTGGCTGTGACTAACACATATTCGGCGGGCACCACCATTGTGGCCGGTGACATGAATCAGAACTTCACCGACGTGATCTCGTGGGCGACAACGACCCCCACGTTGTCCACGTCTGGTAGCCTCACAACGGTATCTGGCACGCTGCTGGTGAACCAGTTGTTGACGGCTAGTTTGGGTGTTTACCTGCCGAACAACCTCTACATCGCGTTCGAGGGATCCACCGCGGACGCCCACGAAACATT